TCAATCTTGGAGAACGACCTCGATTGCTTCAGTTGAACAATACCGCTGCTTGAACGCGTTGGGCGTCAGGTAATCCAGGCTCGAATGTGGTCGGATGGCATTGTAGTGGCGCCGCCACTGTTCGATCACCACCTTCGCCTCCGGGCGACTGCTGAACCATTCCAGACTCAGGCATTCGTCGCGGAACTTGCCGTTGAAGCTTTCGTCCGCGCCGTTCTGCCAGGGCTTGCCGGAAGCCATTCTGGTAAGAAGCCCTTATGACGGAGAAGCTGGCTGCACCGGATATCCAAGATCTGTGAGGCGTTTTAGCAGTCGCTTAACGGCGCTCTGCCTGTCGTGCCTGGTGAAATAATCTGCACCAAGATCGGCATATTCCACGCCATTGCAAAGCATGTGCCACGCTGCGGTGAGCATCGACGCAGCCACTGCGAGGATTGCTTTTTTTGAACCGCGCCGCGCCTTGATGCGGGTGAACTGGACGAACAGGTAGCTGTTCTTCGTACGTACTGCGGCTCATGCAGCCGTCACGAGTGCCGTCTTGAGCCAGGTGCCGCTCTTGCGCACGCGCGTACTGCGGCGCTTACCAGCGCTCTCATCATTGCGCGGACACAGTCCGGCCCACGATATGAGGTGAGCGGAATCAGCAAAGCGCGTCATGTCGATCCCAATCTCGGCCACCAGGACCCGCGCAGTCAGGTCACCGACGCCGGGAATGGTTCTTAGCAGTTGAACGTGCTGCCGGATTGGCGTCAGAGCAAGTCCCACTGCTGCATCCAGATCAGTCAGCGCGTACTCAAGAGCCTCGATGAGCTGCAAATGCAGCGCGAGCATCGTACGGTGATGGGAAGTGATGCACCCGCGCAATGCCTCACGTAGTTTATTCGTCTTCTTGCGCGCGTATCCTTGCGCCAGTGCCGCGAGCAGCACCGGATCGTCTTCACCCGAAATGATGGCTTTCAGGATCGCGCGCCCGCTGTCGCCAAGTACGTCAGTCAGGACGCTACCCAGTTTAAGATTGGCATCCTCAAGCACCTTCTGGATACGCAGACAATGCTGGGCAATCTCACGCGTCAGCTGTTTGCGTGTGCGTGTCAGATCACGTAACGCCTGGATCGCAGCCGGCGGCACGAAGCTGGAGCGAATCAGCCCGTGTGCGAGCAGCTCTGCGATCCACGTCGCGTCATTAACATCGGTTTTGCGACCAGGCACATTCCAGATATGCGCAGCGTTGCCCAGCACGAGTTCAAAGGAGCCTTCGAGAACGTGCCACACGGGTTTCCAGTAAACGCCGGTGGCTTCCATGGCCACGTGGGAACAGCCATGGACGGCCAACCAGTGCGACAGCGCAAGTCATCCCTTTGTGGTAGTGCAAAAGCTATGCACTTCATGGTGCTCTGGCGCAGACACACAACGGATGCAGGCAATGATGATGTCCTTATGTATGTCCAGCCCTGCACAGCGCGAATAAAGTACCTGCAAGAGAAAGAATGGCAGCGGCGACAACTCTCGTTATCGGATTCTGGTAAGCGTGCTCCGGCAGGGCCACGTGCCCTCGGTCACAATTCGGGGTGCTCGCAGGGTTGCGGGTCCAACTCTCAAACGGGCTCATTGCACCAAATAATGGGCCGACCTCGACCACCGCTGTCTCGTAATCGTATTCCTTCTAGATCCGCCTGCAGCAGTCGTGCGCTTCATTCTTCGGGGTCCGGCACAGCCCGATAAAGCACTCTCAAGTTTCAACTGGGCCGAAAATCGCCGGGCAGGTCAGCCTCCCTGCAGTGGGTGCACTGGTTCAATCACATCCGACTGCTTGGGTCCATCGGGCACATTCCTTCGGCTGAGACTGAGGCAAACTACTGGCGCAAACTCGCCAGCCAGCCCCCTGAAACGACCTCGACTTAAACCAACTGGCCTTTTTAAAAGCCGAGGCGATTCAATAGTTTCGGCTACGCTCCTTGAGCGTTGCGTATCCGCGATAAATGCTCGAGTACCGTTGTACGTGTCTGCCCAGTAAAATGGTTACGGTCCATAAAAGCCGTAATTTCGTTGACTGCGTCTTGCCCTTTTGAAGTTCTCAACACATAGCTCGTCTCGCTAAATACCCTTAGCAGTTCCGCTGTACTGCTGCCGTCAAGCAGCCTCAATGCGCGTTGCCACACGTGCTTTGAGAGCGCATCGTCCAGCCTATGGGTACGCCCCAGCAGGCTGATTGCGACCTGCACGCGCTGCGTCGGCAGCACGCGCAGCAGCGCCGGCTCCAGTAACTGAAATTCATGCACGTGTTGCTCGCGCGGTAGCTCAGCCAACCCGACTGGAAGATAGCGCAGTGCGACGCCCAGCTGCTCGTCCGAAAGCGATAGTGCCAGCTGTCGCATTTCTGTGTACCGCACTGCACGGGCTGCTTCGGGCAGCTCCTGTATAGCGGCGGCTAGCGCGCCGACCGATGCACCTTGTTGTGAGGGGGCAAATATAGGGTCTGTTGCTGTAGTACTGCATAGGTTGAGAGAGCCTTGCTCCCGTCAGGGTCAACCCGATGGTCGGATCGCAGTCGTTTAGCCAATACAGGGATTAGCTCGGCTTTTTGAGACATATTCAAGTATGGAAGCCGGCAGAGCACCATTTCATATTTTTCAAAGTACTGGGACGGCGTCCATATAAAGACAAGCGCATTGGCCAACTCAGGCCAAAAATTTTCTTGATCGGGTTGGCGCTGTGCAGCTATTGCATAAGCAAAATTAAATACTTTGGACCGCTGGCTAGCCATGATGTAAACCAATGAGGCAAGCATTCTTTTTTGTAAAATGAGGCCCTGTTTTGGGAGGCGGTCGGCCGCCGCAAACAGTTTTTTAAATGCCTTGGCTTTTTGCACTCTGGATAGCCCCAATGATTGCGATCGTTGCCAAAGTGCTGTGAGAGGCTCGGCCCTTATATCCGGTTCGGCTTGAATACGCTCGATGTCATCGATTAACTGCTGTAGCGACGTGAGATCGGAGACGTGAGCCGATTGCTGGTAACAGCGCCAAGCCCATCGCCGCTCTTCCATTAAATAATAGGTGCGCTTGTTTACCAGTGAAAAAGCGGGGATATCGTCGAGCGACAAATGGTCAGCAATCTGTAAAATGACTTCGGTCGGCAGCGCAGGGTAAGCTGCAAGCCTTTTTACCGGTGTGTCGGATACGGGGCTTACGGAACGTTTAATGCCTATGGGCAGTGTAGACGGAGCTTGCTGGTTGGCGCGCTTGTCCACCGCATAAACGGCAGCTTGAGTGTCGTTTAAAGTAGCGTTTAAATCAAAGTCCATCGTCAAGCTCGGTAATGAGTGAAGGGCGCGCACTGCGAAGCGATGTTGTTGCCGACGAACGAGGTCACTACATCGTATGCTGGCAATGCAAACTGTTGGAGAAGTTAGTGCAAAGCTGGCAATGCTAAGATAGTCTTACTTTACCTGGCAAGCTACAAGGCGTTCGGCTTGAATATCAGGCAAACCAACCGATAACGCGAAGAACGAGTCGTTCAACGGACGCTTGCGTGAGCAATGCCTAAACGAGCATTGGTTCTTGTCGCTCGAGGATGCCAGGCGCAAAATCGAGGCCTAGCGCCAGTACTATAATGAGGCGCGTCCCCACTCTGCACTGCAGTGGATGACGCCTGCCGAGTTCGCCTGCCAGTGCAGGCCCCGGGCCGATTCGGCCCACCCCGAAGAGCCGGAAATTTCCACTTTCGAACGGCACTGATTTGGGGGTAGCCTCAACTTATCGCACAACTTCTAGTAGAGGCCGCATGGGAGCGGGCCCCCGCAGACACGCATGCACCCGTAACAGTGCTTTCATAATTGACTGGCGAAGCTGCGCTCCGCCGTTTCCTTACGGCGCGTTTCCATCACAGTTCACCTGCAACACTTGTAATTGTATTTGAAAGAACCTATATTTTTTTGCGGGCCCATTCGAATTGTGAATTAACAAACTTCTTTGTAGGGGTGAGGTTAACCATGCGCAAAACAATCAAACTTATTTTGATGCTTTTGTTCTCGCTTATGGCATCGTCAGCTTGGCCCGATGTCGGAGATGTCGATACTGAAGGATACTCCATGGTCACCCGCAACCAGACTAGCACAATACGGGTCCAAGATATTCAAGTGACAAATGTCGTGGAAGAAGGCGCTACATGTCTTGAGAACGGTCGTCAAGCCAGGAACGCCAACGGAACACCACTCTTTTGCCAATCCGGTGTGTGGCGGTTGGCCGTTCCGCTTCCACAATACCAAATCGTCTCCAACTATGCATGTGGAGTCGACAATCTGATCATCCCATGCCCAGCCGGATGGCAAGTTGTAAGCGGCGGCGGAAACGTATGGGCGCCCCAATGCGGCGCGCAACCAACTGGTGGAACAAGTGACGCTGCGGGTTTTTGGATGTCTGCCGGACTGGATGTCTCGCAACCGACTAGCGACATGACGGGATGGTGGATTGGTGGCGTGCATGACAAGTCGCTAGGCGATAACCTACAAGGATTTGCAATTTGCGTGAAGCACTAATTGTTTGCCAAATCCGGCGAGAGATGGCCGCGAAAAATCGGACAGTCGGATAAGTGGAACGCTCGGAGCCTGAGCCGGCGATAATGCCGGCAAAGGGACCCAGAAGATGACGAAGAAAGTCTGACGGACTGACCCCGCCGAGTACACCATCCGTGCGCGAAAGTGAGTGGACTCGCCGGTTTCCGGTTGATGCAGTTGCCGGATGGGTCCGGCGCCAGTTGCCCCAAGGCACTATGCGGGCGCATCAAGTTGTAGTGCGCGCGCCATGCTTCGATTCGCTTGTGTGCATCGTCGAGACTGATGAACGCAAGCTGGTTAAAATACGCTTCGCGCAGTCGGCCGTTGAAGCGCTCGATGTGCGCATTTTCTACCGGCTTACCCGGACGGCTGCCCAGCTCTCATCGGCTGCGTTGGGTGTCGTCATCACCACGCGCAGATGACTGGGGCGCTTCGTTCGCCGTTTCAGGCGAAGCGACAAACCTTCTTCACGGTACAACCGCTCAGTCTGTTTGGGGTTCTGGAGCAGCCCCTCCCGGCGTAGCAAGACAGGTAAGCGAGCCAAACCATGGCCGTTCCTGTGCCAGTTCGCGCAGCCGTTACCGCACTGCGTGGTCGGCGTCAGGCAACATAGGCTGCCAGAGCGTAAGGCGGTTCAGGCCAACGAGCGCGCACGCCCGGCGCTGCGAATAGTCGCACTGTTCAAGAACCTGCGGCACGACTTCCCGGCGCTACGCGGGCAAACTCACTTTCTTCCGAGAACGTCTTTTAGCACCTGGATATCGAGCACTTGTTCGGCCACCCGCCGCTTAAGCCGCTGGTTCTCCTGCTCCAACTACCGCATGCGCCGCGCTTGCGATACATCCATCCCGCCGTAGCGGCTTCGCCCATTGTAGAATACCGCGTCCGAAATGCGGTGTTTGCGGCACACATCTGCCACCGTCATTCCGACCTCGACTTCCTTCAACACGCCGATGATTGGCTCTTCGCTGAACCGCCACTGCTGCATGACACGGTTTCTCCTGCGACCTTGCCACTAACTTTACAGTGGGATACTTCCGTGGGGAAAGTTCAGCGGAACAAAACAAAGCGGCTCGCATCGCTGCGAGCCGCATGAAATATGGTGGGCCTCCCGTGAGTCGAACACGGCACCAACGGATTATGAGTATTACTCGCTATCAACGCCTTACTGGGAAACCTTTACAAATCAAGGCTTGTGGGGATTGCACAGAAAGCGAAATTCGCGCTCTTTGCAGTGGTTTGGTCAATTTTTCCCCCACCCCCTCTGCACTATTCTTGCACCAAATTGCATCATTTTGCCGCTCGTCTAAACATCCTCAGGCCCGCACCATGCGGGCTTTTCCAACACATCCCGGATGCATTAAAAGTGCGATGCTAAGCGAAGCTGGCAGGCGAGGAGAAGCTGCCCGCCAATATCAAAAGTTGACGCTTTTCCGAATCGATGGCAATCTATTCTAAGGTGCTGAACACACCTTTTCGTAGGCGGAAAACCGCTCCCGTCAGTCAAGCGGTTTTTTTGCGTCCATAGGTTCCGTGTTGTCCTAGTTACGTAGGCGACATTTGCTTATGGCCGGGTGGCGCGCAGCTATACAAGACCCGAAAGGGGAAACCTGCGGGCGGCCCTACGACCGTGTTCAAGTGCCCGGCCGCCTCTCTGAACAGGAGGCGAAATTGAACGATTCGTAGGAGGCTAACATGGCCGCGTGCACCCCTTCTTTTCAACCCTTTCAATGGGGTGAGATAGGTCTTTCCCAGATTGTCCACATCAACGGCATTCCCCAGGCGTTGGCGCTGATTGGCCAGGACATGGCGCAATTGCAGTCGGAGGTGTGATATGTCGCTCACCAGACTACTGCCCCCTCTGCACGAGGTATCCGAGACCATCGCCAATGTCAGTCACGGAATCGATGCGTTGTGCGAGTTGCTTGGCAAGACCGATACTGGACAGGTACATGCACAGTCGGTTTATCTATTGCTAGACCCGTTGCGCCGCCAGTTGATAAGCGCATCGAGTGATCTAGACGACATACTGTGAGCTTTGCCGCCCCTTGCCACCGCGAGGGGCATCATGCGCATGAAAGTGCATCATTCGTGCATCCAAACGCATCATTTTGTTGCACGCTCAAATGTCCTCAAGCCCGCACGATGCGGGCCTTCCCGGCATATCCCGAATGCACTAAAAGTGCTGTGACAAGCGAAGCGGGCAGGCGAGGAGGGGACTGCGCGACGGCGGCCGCGACGGACGCACCTGCCCCTAGCAGGGGTACTTCGCCAAGTGGTACTGACATGACCAGAAAGAGCCTACATGGCCTTCGATCCGTATGGGTAGGGTCCGGAGAACCTCGCGCGCCGCAATGGCACAGCAGCTCGTGAAACTACCCTCTAAACGTTGCCTGGCGCTTAAACAGCCGCCAGCAACGAGCGCTTAAATTTCAGGGGATACAAAAAATCATTGCGACACATATTTTTCGGGGATACAATAATTCCGATGAAAATAACCTTTGACCAGACGAAGCGGGACGCCACGCTTGCTGAGCGGGGGATCGCCTTCGAAGACGCGGCAGTAATCTTTGAGGGCAGAACGCTTGATATGGTCGATGACCGGTTCGACTATGGCGAAGAACGGATCGTCACGGTTGGCCATCTCGATGGCAGGATGATGATCGTAGTGTGGACAGCGCGGGGCGGTGCCCGGCACGTTATATCGATGAGGAAGGCAAATGAACGCGAGAAAAAGCGCTTTGAGCAGCGACTTGGCAAAGGCTGACGCGCGCGGCGTCAAACCAGCCGATTATGAGGAAATCCCAGAACTCGGTGACGAGTTCTTCGAGCAAGCGGACGAACACCGCGCAGGCATGCTCGTGAAACGTGGTCGGGGCCGGCCAGCGGGATCAAAGAAGCAGCAGATGAACCTGCGCATCGACCTGGACGTGATCGAAGCCTACAAGGCACAGGGCGAAGGCTGGCAGACCCGCATGAATGAGGCCCTACGCGACTGGGCGAAGAGCCACGGCATGATGCGTTAGGCCGATGCTGCGCTGATGGCTGACGCGGTGCCACTCGCGGCAGGCATATCGATCACATACGGCACAAACTGCACGATTTCGTCACCCGCCCACTCGTTGAACGCGAGGAACTGCGCTTGCAATGGCACAATCTCATTGCGGCCAAACACCTTCGCGGCGGTGTCCGCTGCGCCAAAGCCGCCGGTGTTGCCCGGCACGATCCCCAGCAACTGTGGCGGCACGCGGTGCGCAGCGAGCAAATCGTCGCGTGTCACGTTCTTGATATTGAAAAACTCGTCCTTGGCGGCCACTTCCGACACTGGGATCAGCTGGATCCCGTCCTTCTTGCCATGGGGCGCGTAGTAAAAAAGGTTACGGAAATTGCCCGGCCCCTTCGCGCTTTTGAGCGCGGCGCGCATGTCGTCGATGTCGTCCTGATTCTGTGCCGGATCGGTCACGTACAGAATAAAGCCGGCGTGACTGCCATTCTCATAGTAGCGACGACGAAACAGCGTGGACGACTCGTTGAGCCACGCCGCGTGCAGCGCGCCGAGGTACTCAGGCAAACCGTACACCTCCTGATTCACGTCCGGCTCGGCCAAATGGTGGAGTGCGCCGGGCTCGAACTCATGCACGGGCTGCCATCCATCCGTCTGCACGTAGCGCTGCAAGTCCGTCCTGCGCCGCACGTACTTGGCCGGCACCGCTTCGAATCTGAGCGTGCCACCCAGCCGGTTCGTTTGCCGCTCCATGTATCCATTGCCAAACATCAGGAAGTCCAGCGCCCAGCGACGGAACGTGTCGCGCGACAGCAGCCGGTGCGGGATGAACGTGGACGCGAGCACATTGCGCTTAAAGTACAGCGCCGACGCGTGATGCGTGCCAGCACGGAAAGACTTCGCTAAGCCCGACCAACTCACCGGCGGCTCGTACCATCCATTGACGCTCGCCAGCTCCGTATAGTCGAGCAGCTCGGCGCGATTGAGCACCGGCACTGGATCGCCAAACGTGAATGCGGTGGCCCGGCCCGGACGACGCCGAACCGATATGCTGCGAGCGCGCCTTTGCCGCTCGGTTTTTCTCATCATGAGCAAATCTCCATAAATCCAGCATGACGAGCCGCCATACCTTCAAGCGGCTCGTTTGATATCGCGTGCAGCACTGCCCAGGCAAGATCCGCGTGGCCCGTTTCCTCGCTGCGGCTGGCCTCATACGTCACCTGCCGGCCGCTGGCGGTCAGCGTCTTGCGAATGGCCATGAACGACTGCGCCAGGTCGGTCCAGCCTGCATCGAACTGCAACCGAGCATGGCCCACCACCGACAACCCTTTGAGCACGAGCCGTCCCTTCACTTCGGGCGAGTAATTAAACGCAATCACACGCGGGTAAAACTGACGCACGAGCTGATAGACGCCCTGCCCGATGCCGGTCGTATCGATCGCCATATACGTAACGGTGTAGCGCTGCGTGATCTGCTCAATGCTGCGCGCTTGGGCTTCGAAGTCCATGCCGCGCCACTGGTGCTTTTCCAGCACGCGAAACGGGCCGTCGGCGACGAGCGGCGGCGCCACGACGACGCAACCGGCCGAATCCCCCGACAGCGCTGGGTCGTAGCCCACCCATACCGGGCGGTAGCCAAACGGTCGCGCCGCGAGCGGCTTGAAGTCGTCCGCCCACTCCTGCCATGAATCGACCATGCAACGCTGCAAGTCGGCGAGCCGGAAAATCGACGCGGTGTCGTCGATGAACTGGCACATCAGCAAGTTCGCGTACTCCTCTGCGCTGTACTCATCACGCAGCTCGGCCAAGTCGAAAAGCGTGCAGCCGGCCGCAGCTGCATCCTCAACGGTGACGATCTGGCGCCACTGCCGGTCCTCGCACAGCCGGCCACCAGCCAGCGCTTGATGCGAGATGTCTAGGCGAAGGTGCTCGGCCTTTGCCCGCCCACGGTTGCGGTGCTCGCCACTCCAGAATGGATACGCTTCGTGGCTGATGCTCGATGGCGTCGAAAAGTAGGTCTTGCGCCAGTGCTTGTGCATCGCCATGCCAGAGGCGACTTTGTTCAGTTCACGAAAGCGCGGCACCCAAAAGTACTCGTCGAAATAGAAGTTGCCGTGATAGCTTTGTGCGGTACGCGCGTTGGTGCCGAGGAAATACAGTATCGCTTCGTTCGGCAGCACGATCGGATCGCCCGTCAAATCAACGTCGGCCACTTCGCGCGCAAACTGCGTGATGTACTGGCGGAACACGTGCGCCTGCGCGCGACTGGCGGACAAAAAAATCTGGTTGCGTCCCGTGTCGAGCGCATCAACCAGCGCCTCGCGCGCGAAATACCACGTCGCGCCGATCTGCCGTGACTTCAGAATGTTGCGCGTGCGATGATGCCCGGCGCGCCACCATACCTTCTGATAGTCAAACAGCGACGCGCGAAACGCGTCAACCAGGCGGTCGCGCTGCGCGTCGCTAAAATCGTTACGCGTTGGCTTTTTCTTCGGCGCGGCGTTACGTGCCGCGATATTGGGATTGAGATCCGCTTCCCTGCCACTTTCGCCGTATTTGCGCACGCGCGCAATGCGTTCGAGTTGACGCATGAGTAGGTCAATTTCTTTGTAATCGGCGCCGTCCTTCTTATCCTTGGCAATCAGCGTGTTGACACGCATCTCGGTCGTGAACTCAACCGTATCGATCGGTGACGCGTTATGCCAGCCGTCGCGCCGCTTCCATGACTCGACTGTCGCCCGTTTGAGATCCAGCTGGCGCGCGATGGACGACACGCGCCAGCCCTGCCAGTACAGCGCACGGGCTTGCTTGCGAGGGTCAATAAAAAGCGGGGTATAGACACTGTCCGACATGCCGCACAGCGTACCCGCGACACGCACGGGCACGCAGCGACGCCGCTACGTACCCACTGCGCACACCGATGCGAACCGTTGAATGCGCATGCGCAAACCGCGACCATCTTGGCCACGCTTCCCTACTATTTGTGACGCCCCCATGCACACCTTAGAAAATCATGCGAGCAAGGCCAAGTGGTTTCGCATCGCCGTCGAAGGCGCGACCACCGATGGGCGCACCATCACGCGCGAGTGGATTGCGCAGATGGCGAAGAACTACAGTCGTACTCGGTATGGCGCACGCGTGAATCTCGAACACATTCGCGGTGTGCTGCCCGATGGGCCGTTTAACGCGTATGGCGACGTGCTCGCGCTTGAGGCACGCGATGAAACAGGCGAGTTTGCCGGCAAACTCGGCCTGTATGCACAGATTGAACCCACGTCCAATCTGGTCGCGCTCACGCGCGCCAAGCAAAAGATCTATACGTCATGCGAGGTCGATCCCTCGTTTGCCGATACCAAGCAAGCGTATCTGGTGGGCCTGGCGGTGACCGACAGTCCAGCGAGTCTGGGTACCGAGATGCTCACGTTCGCCGCGAACGCGCAAACGAACCCGCTTGCGCCGCGTAAGCAATCGCCACAGAACGTGTTTTCCGAAGCGATTGAAACCGTCATGGAGTTTGAACCTACTGCCCTATCACAGGACGGCACTGGGTCCGTTTTTACCAAAATCGCCGACATTCTGGGGTTTATTAAAAAGAAGGGGCAAAGCGATGAAAATCGATTCGTCGATTTGGCCCGCGCGATCGAAACCATTGCTGAGCACGGCCGCAATCAAGCCGAACAAATTCAGGCCCTGCATGCCCGGCTTGAGCAGCTTAACGCCGATGTCACCCGAGAGCACAACGCGCATACGGCCACGGCCCAGGCACTGGCTGAGCTGACTGCCACGCTATCTGAGCCAAGCAGCACGCCACGCCCAGTGGCACTGGGTCAGCGCGGCCCAATCGCCACCGATTGCTAATCCGCTCCTCTTTTACGTTTTCCGGAGACCGACTCCATGCGCAACACCACCCGGCAAAAGTTCAACGCGTTCGTCGCCCAGCTTGCCGAACTCAATGGCGTGCCAAACGCAGCCGAGAAGTTCACGGTCGAGCCCAGCGTGCAGCAAACGCTTGAGAATCGGCTGACCGAATCGAGTGAATTTCTGCAACGCATCAACGTGATCGGCGTGGCCGAGCAGCAAGGCCAAAAACTGGGACTCGGTGTGGGTTCACCGATCGCGAGTACAACCGACACGTCGGTCAAAGACCGCACGACGGTCGATGCCACAGACCTGGACCCGAGTGGGTACTTCTGCACGAAAACTGACTTTGATACGCACCTGACTTACGCGAAACTGGACGCATGGGCCAAGTTCGACGACTTTCAAATCCGCGTGCGCGATGCTATCGTCAAGCGCCAAGCGCTCGACCGGATTTGCATCGGGTTCAATGGCACGAGCCGCGCAGCGACCTCCGATCGTCAGCAACACCCGCTATTGCAGGACGTCAACAAAGGCTGGTTACAAAAGTACCGCGAACAGGCGCCAGAGCGCGTGCTTGGTGAAGGCAAGGCATCGGGCAAAATTGCCATTGGTGGCGCGGGCGCTGACTTTGCCACGCTTGATGCAGCCGTCTACGATGCTCTGTCCAATCTGGTCGAGCCGTGGTACCAGGACGATACGGCGCTGGTGGTCATCTGCGGTCGAGGCCTGCTGCACGACAAGTACTTCCCCATTCTGAACACGCAAAATGTGCCCAGCGAGCAAATGGCCGCCGACATGATCGTAGGCCAAAAGCGCATCGGTGGGCTGCCAGCCGTGTCGGTGCCGTACTTCCCCGCCAACGCGTTTTTAATTCAGCGGCTGGACCACCTGTCGATCTACTGGCAGGAAGGCGCGCGGCGCCGTGCGGTCACCGACAATCCGAAACGCGACCGCATCGAGAACTACGAGTCCTCGAACGACGCCTACGTGGTCGAGGACTTTGGCTCGGGCTGTCTCGTTGAGAACATCGAGATTGTCGCCAAGCAGGACGCGAGCGACGACACGAGCCGGGCCCGCGCGAAGGATACACAGTGACCAGTCCGGCCAAACGTCACATCGAGCGCGTGCGGGCCGCACAGACCGCAGCACAGACTGAGCCGGGCCAGTCACTGTCGGGTGCGAGTCACTACGAGCTAATGCTGGCCAAGCTCGCCAGTGACAAGCGGCGCTTGAAGGCGATCCAGTCCGTGGCCCGCAAAATCGACGTCAAGCGCGAGGTGCTGCCCGACTATGCCGCCTATGTAGACGGCGCCCTCGATGGCGGGCGCGGCGCGCAGGACGATGTGTTGATGACTGTGATGATCTGGCGCATCGACGCCGGCGATTATGCCGGCGCACTGGACATCGCGCGGTACGCGCTACGGCATGGCCTGACGCTACCCGACCAGTATGAGCGCTCGACGGCGGCTGCCATCGCCGAAGAGTTTGCGAACGCGGCACTGGCCGCACTACGCGACGGTGACCCATTCGACGCGACGCAGCTGGCCGAGGTGTACGCACTCACGCAGTCGTGCGATATGCACGATCCGATCCGCGCGAAGCTGCACAAAGCGTTGGGACTGCTGGACATGCGAGCCATCGGTTGCGACAGTCTGGACGACGCCAGCGATCGAGCGCGCGTGCAGGCGGCCTTGGCGAGCCTGCGCGAGGCATTGCGGCTCGACGCGCGATCCGGCGTGAAACAGACCATTGCTCGACTCGAATCGATGTTGAGCGCCGCGCACGGCTCGGCCGCGCGTTTGTGATGAGCCCCTACGGCCATGGCGGCACCGGCGTTCCCTCGTAACACCTGACGGCAACGCGATGCGAACGCCGGTCCACCGCCATCTACCGACACCGAAACCATGAGCGGCTTTTTTGCCATCCCCGATACGCCCGGCCGCGCGCCTGCGCGCACGCCCGCTACAACAGGCACCGTCGCCAACGACGGGTGGTTTCCTGATATCGAGCTTGCCGGCCTGCGCAACGCGATGCGGCTCGATGGCACCGTCACGGACGAACGGCTGCGCCTGGCCACACTGGACGCGCTCGCCAGCGTCAATGACGAATTGGCAACGTGGCAGGCCGCCCAGGTCGCGGACGGCCACGCCGATCTAGCCAGTGTGCCAGCACCGCACGTCGATGGTGTCAGCGTGCACGTCGTGCGCTATCGCCGTGCGATCTACCACCGCGTGCGAGCCGACATGTTGGAGCAGTATCGAGGCTACGACACGACCAAAGCAGGCGCCAGTCGCGCTGAAGATGTCACGGACGCGATCAACGAAGCGCGGCGTAACGTGCGGTGGGCAATCAACGCGATTCGCGGCATCCCTTTGTCAACGATCGAGTTGATTTGATGAAAGTCATTTCAAGCCAAGGCGACACGCTTGATGCGTTGTGCTGGCGGCACTACGGGCGCACGGATGGGACGGTCGAAGCTGCATTTCTGGCCAATCCAGGCTTGGCCGAGCTGGGCGTCGTGCTGCCGCTAGGCACAATCATCGAGCTGCCCGACGCAAGCGCGATCGCGAGCACCGCGCCGCTTGTGCAACTGTTTGACTGACAGAGGACCTGTTCGATATGGCCGAGCCCAACACCACTACCGCAGCGGCGTTATCCGCTGTGATCGGCGTCGTCAGCGTTGTGCCCGGCGTCGACGGTAATGCACTCATTGGCGCCTTCACGGGCGCGGCCCTCGTGGTCGTTTCCTCGAAGGATATGGGGTTATTGAAGCGCACCGCGTATCTACTGATCTCGCTGGTAATGGGGTATCTCGCCGCACCGGAAATTGTGCATGCCACGCCGATACGATCGAGCGGCGTGGCAGCCTTCTTCGCGGCCGCCCTGGTCATCGTCGTCACGCTGCAATTGATCGAGCGCGTCAAGTCGGCCGATATCTTTGTGTTTCTCAAAAGGAACCGGTGACATGCAGACATCGCTGACGTTCATCGCGCTCGCCGCCTATCTGTGCACGCTACTGCGGTTACTCGCTTACCGTCGGCAAGGTGCGCGGTACCGCAAATGCATGTCATGGCTCGCGTGGATATTCATGGCTACGTTGGGCGGTACCGCCATCGATCTAGCGCTTCACAACAGGCCCATTGATCTATTCGATGCCGCGATGGCAGTCTTCATTGCTGGGTTCGCGTGGGCAGTACGGGGAAATGTGGCTCGGTTACTGGACCAGCAGGCACAGACGCGATGAAGATTCTGCGTCTGGGCGATTACGGTCATGAGATTGGACTGCTACAGCGTCGGCTGATCCGAGCTGGCTACAGTCCCCAGGTCACGCACGTGTACGACGCGGCAACCGAGGCGGCCGTCACCGCGCTGCAAATCCACACCGGGCTCGTGGTCGACGGCATCGTCGGACCCAAGACCATGGTTGCACTTGCACGCGGCGAGCGAGACCCAAAGCACCTGACCGACGCGGATCTCCTGCGCGCGGCGAAAACGCTTGGTGTGCCGATTGCGAGCATTCGCGCAGTTAACGAGGTCGAGTCACGCAGCGTCGGATTCCTGCCTGACGGCAGACCCACAATCTTGTTCGAGCGGCACATGTTTTGGCAGCGGCTGATGGCTCGTCGTATCGATCCCGCGCCGCTTGCCGCGAAGTATCCGAACGTCGTCGCGCCGGTTCGCGGCGGCTACCACGGCGGCAGTGCAGAGTACACGAGGCTGGCGATCGCCATCCAACTCGATACGATTGCCGCATATGAATCGGCAAGCTGGGGCGCATTTCAGGTGCTCGGTCAGCACTGGGAGCGGCTCGGCTATGCGAGCGTCGACGAATTCGTCACGCGCATGGAAACGAACGAGGCCGAGCACCTGGATGCGTTCGTCCGATTTGTTGCAGCCGACCGCCAGTTACTGGCCGCGCTGCGCGGCCGACGCTGGGCGCAGTTCGCCAGGAACTACAACGGTCCCGGTTATAGCCGCAGTCTGTATGACAAAAAGCTTGCGCAAGCCTATCGCAAGTACGCGTCGGCGACTAAGGTGGCCGCTTGAATGGAAAATCGATGAACTGGAGGCACTGGCGATGGACGTTGGTGGCCGCCGCGCTACTGGCGATCGCGACCGAAATGCACATCATTCGGTCACTGCGCATGCAACTGGATACGGCGCGCATGGCAGAGCGACGTGCCTTACAAGCGAGCGTCGAGCGTGACGCGATTATCGAGCGGCTGTTGCGCGATGCACGCGAGAAGGACGCGCAGCGTGCGCAACTCGAACGCACGCGCGCTGCGATCGACACGACGCTCGCAGCCTACCAAAAGGCCTTTCGGAGATTGATCGATGAAAACAAGGCCGTTCGTACCTGGGCCGCTACTGCTCTGCCTGACGATGTTGTGCGCCTGCACGCCTGCCCCGCCATTACCGGTGCCAAGCATTACACTGAACGCATGCGCACGCGTGTGGCCGTGCACGATGCCGTCAATGGCGCCGCGCACGAACGGTGAATTGGCTGAGTCGCTGACCACGGCCCGCGCCGCGTGGGCCGCCTGTGCTGCGCAGGTTGACATGATCGTCGAGTGTCAGGTTGCCCATCGCGATGAATAAGCCAGCGAGCTTGCGCGCTGCTCTCGTGGCCGCCCTTCCGCCCTTGCAGTCGGCACCCGACGCGTTGAGCGTATTCATCGACCACGGCACGCTAGTGGCCACCGGTACGCGCTCGCTATCGTTTGAGTATCGGTATGTGCTTAATGTGCTGCTCCTGGACTATGCAGGCGACGCCGATGCGGTGATGGTGGCGATTATCGAATGGATACGCGCGAACCAGCCCGATTTGGTTACCCACGCCGAGGCACGCGAGGACAGCATCACGTTCGAGGTGGATCTACTGAATCACGAAACGGCGGATCTGTCGATCAAGCTTAAACTCACCGAGCGCGTCGTGGTGCGCACCGATGCGGCGGGCCGACGCGTGATCGAGCATGTCGCCGACAACCAGATGAATGCAGGCGAAGCGATAACCTGGTCCGGCCAACCATGGACGATCTAACCGCCTTCGAACAATGGGTCAGCACGCTGCTCGCACGGCTCTCGCCGGCTGGCCGGCGCAACGTGATGCGCGACGTGGCGCGCGCACTGCGGCAGGCGCAAAAAGCCCGGATTGCTGCGCAGCGCAACTCCGATGGCACTCCATACGCACCACGTAAGGCACGCGCTGGCCCTAAGCAGCTGCGTAACAAGCGCGGACGAATCAAGCGCACGATGTTCGCGAAGCTGCGCACCGCGCGGCTGATGCGCACCGAAGTCAGCGAACACGAACTGGCCGTCGGATTCGTTGGCCGTGTCTCGCGCATTGCCCGCGTGCATCAGTTCGGTGAGCGCGAGCGGGTTGCACCGCGCGGACCGTACTACCGATATCCGGTGCGCGTGCTGCTCGGCTTAACTGACACCGATCGAAGGCTGATTCGTGAGCGGCTGCTGGCCTATGTATGTGAGTCACTGAGCGCATAGCATGCTATGCCTTCTAGCTGTTTCAATCGGTCGCCCCTGCCCCGTACACTGATAACTGTGCCCCGTCACAGCTGCTTCTGACGTTCTGATCGACAATGTGGTAACCGCCGGAAAGTTAGCGATCGCGGCATATCGCTACGCTTATCCGCCGGCTTTCAGCTACCCTATGGCGCAGCATCGCTTCACGTTGCGTGTGTCTGACCTTTTGCTCAGCTTGCCGATGGACTTTGATCTGAATGCCGCTTTGAACGATTACCGGGCCTACATCTGCGCGTTGGAGTCGTGCCCACAACCTGCCGCGTCAGCACCGCCACGACAGCCGTCGGCCAGCGGTGCGTTGATTAACACGTCGGCCAGCAGGCCAACAACATACCAAGACCTGCCGCCCGAACTGATTGAGCGAATCGGTGACTACGTGCCCGTGCAAGACGTGGGCAATTTTTCAGCAGTCGATCGTCGTACGTATCATACGATGCAAAGTCGGCGCCTAGTCTACCGTTACTGGCAACAAGCCAATCAGGTCGAGAGCCTTGAGTCGATCAACCGCATTCTGGAAGAGATGGACAGCGCGCTGAAAGATCCGGCGCAGCACGTCGAACCGCTTGAGGCGCTGCGCCAGCGGTTGAAAGAGTTGCCGTGGGACGAGCAAACCGAAGCCTTCAAGCGCGTGTTTGCGGCCGCGCAGCGCATTCCGAAGGACGGCGTGCGAATACAAAAGGCGATGTTATGCATGTTTCGTGAATTGCTTGGGCTCCAGCGTGCTGAAGCATTCGACTTCGTTCACGCATTGGCCGAACAGCGCGGCCCCGGGCAAGACAACGTCTGGAGGGAATTGGCGATCGCGCTGTGTTCTTTGCTAACCGGCTCGCCGGCGCTCATCGAGCGTTATCAGGTACTTCTGGCGCGGCTGCCGTCGTTGAGCGTGGCCGAGCAAGCAGAGCTGATCCCGAGCTTGTCCGGTCTGCTGTGGCGTTTTGATGATAGAGTCAGAACAAACCCGAGCCTGTCCGCGCTGCATGCGGTCTTGCGCGACCATGCCTTGCGCCTTCCTCCGTCTTATCAAGGCAATGCAGTCGGCTCGCTAGCGGTCGCCGCAAAGCTCTTGCCCGAAGCGGAGCGGCTTATCCGTTACGCGCAAATGCGCGACCTGGCCTTATCACTGCCGGACGATCAATGGGGCCTCGCCTTGCGCCATCTGCCTGCAGGCCTCGACATGTTGCCGCCCGAGCAACGTACACAAGAGTTGGCCTTATTTGAGCGCCATTTGGCGCGTGTGCCGGAGGCCCAACGTGAGAGGGTAGCACGCGGACTGCTGTCAAGCACCCGTGACCTGGATAAGGCGCAGTCACAGCGAGTGTGGCTGCAAGTGTTGAGTTTGTTCAATGGCCGGGGAGAGGCGGCATTATCGAGTTTACTCACCGGAATACCTGAGTATTACCTGCTTCACCAATGGCGATTTGCCAGGCGTGAGGTCATCCGCTTTATGGAAGCCAATCGATTTTCCGAGGCGGCGCGTGCACGCATTCTGGATAGTGTACCGTGGTGGCAAGAGTCATGGCTCAGATATGAGCCATCTTAACGGCGACGGCATGGAAAGCAGGCTGTGGTGTTCGCCTCATAAGTGCTCTTGACACTAGTTGGCACATACACTTGTTTCGGCTAGGCGGTTGGTTTTTCGCGTTGCCGGCTTGCTGCGCCAGTCGGGCGGATACATTGGAGCCGTGAACCTTTCTCTGGAGGTGCTTCAATGGATCCGTCATCGTCACGCATTTCAACTCCGAATGTTTCTTACCCGCCATCCGTACAGACAGGCAGTTCGAGTGCTCCCCTGCGCCAGACCCCGCAAGCGACCCATCAAGCGGCATCCGGGCCGATCTCCAACCTGGCCGCATTCTCTTCAAAGGTACGCGAAGTCGCATCAGAAACCGTATCAAATGCAAGTGCAGCAATGGCAAATTGTTGCTTGCCGCTCTGCCCAAGCTCCAGCTCCGGCTCGGAGGGAGAAAATAGGCCATTGGAGATTCAACCCATACCACGTTCATTCATAATTTCAAACCTGCTCAGCAGCGATGGGGAAAATCCCCTAAAGAGTTACCAAACGACTCGGTCTCAATGGCCGGAAGGAGAGCACCGCACCAAATCCCAGCAAGCCTTGAACATCGCAAAAAAAGCCTTAGCAAGCGAGCAAACGGATGACGAACAGGCTAAAAAAGACCTTAAGAAAATGAACGAGGGGCTGTGTTGGCATGTGCCCAGATACTGTGCGGTCCAAGCGGGGATTATTTCCGAGGCCGAGAGCAAGTCGATGGGCAACATGAGTGGTTCATTTGATTTGATCTCATTGGACGACTCCAAGGTCGACAGCGCTGAAGCGCTTAAAGCAGTGAAGCCCGGCGATGTCATCGGCTTTTTCAATCTCAAACGCCAGGAGGAACACCAACTTATTCACGTGATGATCAGCAGCGGCGAAGGCAAGGCCATCGGGCGCGGAAATGGCTGCCTTGTCAACGATCCTAACAAGATGGAGGAGTTGGCGGATACTACAGAGATTGATCTAGTTAAGCTTTTCAAAGGGCAATGGACAGAAAACGGTGAAGTCACTCCCCAAATGTTGGTTCTCGCCCATCGGCCCATCAGCGAAATCGGCAAAATTCCTTCATCGGCGCAACCGAGCAACGAAGCCTCCACATCAGCACAAGCGTGATGACCGAATGACGCATGGCTCACTCAAGGCAAGTTGCATAGCTTGCCTTGCCACACGGGCTGTATGGTCTTCGCTGAAGTGCGGATTGGAAAGCCGAGCCGATGCCCGGATTTTTTTCCGATACCCTAAGAAAAATTTGCAGGCTGCGCTCCAATCTCAGTTGTAAATGGCCGCCAACTGCGCACTACGCGGCTAATGCGCACCGAGCTTAGCGAACACGAACTGGCCGTCGGATTCGTTGGCCGTGCCCCGCGCATCGCCCGCGTGCATCAGTTCGGTGAGCGCGAGCGGGTTGCACCGCGCGGACCGTACTATCGCTATCCGGCGCGCCGGCTACTTGGCTTGACCGACGCCAAGCGAAGGTTGATTCGCGAGCGGCTGCTCGCCCACGTACTAGCGTAACGAGCAACCCGCATCTGCTATGCCTGTGATAGGCGTCGCATCGCAACATCGCGGTATCGTGCATTGGTTTCGCAGCCAATCCAGTTCAGCCCCGCTTCCTTCACCGCTACTAAAAACGTGCCGCTGCCGGCGAACAGGTCGCATACCGTGCCGCCGTGCGGCACCAACCGCACGATCTGACGCGCAAGCTCGACCGGCTTTTCGGTCAAATGCCGCTTGGGCAAACCGAGCGCACACGGAAACACACCCGGCAGATAGACGTCGCGCTGACGCAGTGGTCCGTTGCTCGCCCATACGATGAACTCAGCCTGTTGCTTGAAGCCGCCGCGCCGCGGACGTGCGCGCGATGGCGTCTTGGCCCACACCGCAATACCACGGTGGATAAACCCGGCAGCCTGTACCACGTCCGTGAGCGTGGGCAATTGTCGCCAGTCGATAAAGCAGACGAGCAGCCCACCGGGCTTTAGTGCCCGGCGACTCTCAGTCAGCCATGCATGGCACCAAAACGCCCACGCGCGCCGGTCCATGTTGTCACACTCGAAATCTTCATAGACCGCCTTTGTGCCATCGTGGATGTATTTTTGCATCGGCAGCTGTGCACGCGTGCTCGCATGTAAGCCGCCCGACGAATACGGCGGATCAGTGAGAATCCTATCGATCGACTGGTCGGGTAATTCGCGTGCGAAGTGCAACGCGTCGCTCGGATGCAGTCGATTCACGATCTCGGACAGCGCGTTGGAACAGATAGACGTAGCACTCATGCGGACCAAGCGATAAAGCACGGCGGAGCCACATTGTCTGATCGGTTTACGTGCCGCGGCACGATGCGTCGGCTGTGTGGGCAGCCGCGACATAGGCCAATGCGTGCACCGCGCTCGCGCGCCCGGCAACATGGGCGACATGGATACCAACGAACTGTGTCGCCTGATCGTCAACCTGGTCCGCAAGGGCGTGGTGCTGGACGTCAATTGCGCGAGCTGCCCGCCGACCTGCCGTGTCGCGGTCGGTGACGCGACCAATGCGCAGGACGCAGGCTTGCAGACCAACTGGATTCCGTGGATGACGCTCGCGGCCGGCACCACGCGCGAGTGGCTGCCGCCCACGAAGGGCGAGCAAGTGCTGCTGCTGTGCCCGATGGGCGACCCTGCGCAAGGCGTCGCGCTGCGCGGGCTGTTCTCCGACATCATCGACACGCCGTCGCGCGATCCGGCCGTGCACACACGCGTGTATCCGGATGGCGCGCAGCTCTCGTACGACCATGCGAGCCACACACTGAGCGCCACGTTGCCTGACAGCGCCTGCGTGCAAATCGTGTCGCCCACTTCTGTCACCGTGCACACGGGCACCGCGATCATCAAAGCCGATTGCATCACGCTCGACGCCGAGCAAACCACCTGCACAGGCGCCCTGCTCGTCCAAGGCCCATTTGCGTTCGAATCGGGTATGACTGGACGTAGCGGCCAAGACAGCGGAGCCGGCGCAACGATGACCATTGATGGACAGGCTCACTTCACCGGCGACGTTACGTCACAAGGCGTGAGCCTGCCACGCCACACGCACCGCGATCAGGGCGACGGGCAACTGGTGAGCGCACCGCAATGAAAGGCATGCACGCGACCACGGGCCGCACCGTTACCGGCTTGGCGCATTTGCACCAATCGATTGCGCGCATCATCACCACGCCGCTGGGCACGTGTATTCAGCGCCGTACGTTCGGCTCCGACGTGCCAGAACACGTTGACGCGCCCAACAACGGCACGACACGCACGCGGCTGTATGCGGCCATTGCCACCGCGTTGATGCGTTGGGAGCCGCGACTGATTCTCACGCGTGTGCAGCTGAGCGGCGAGCCCGCCGAAATGCGATCCGGCATGCAAGCGGTCGATATCGAGGGCATGACGGCCGAGACTGGCGAGGCGTTCAGTGTACGTGTGCCGATTTCCGCTTCGGGTTCGGGAAGCCGCGTATGAGCACCACACCAATCGACCTGTCGCAGCTGCCCGCGCCCGATGTGATCGAGCCACTCGATTACGAGACGCTGTTTGCGCAACGCAAGGCGCGGCTGATTGCGCTGTACCCGCTTGAAGAGCAAGCCGACATCGCCGCGACGCTCGCACTCGAGTCCGAGCCGATGGTCAAGCTCTTGCAGGAAAGCGCGTACCGCGAACTGGTGCTGCGCCAGCGCGTGAACGATGCGGCGCGCGCGCTGCTGCTCGCGTATGCGAGCGGTGCCACGTTGGACCACCTAGGCGCACTGTTCGATGTCAAGCGGCTGCTTATTTCCGCCGGCGACCCTCAAGCCGGCCGCGATCCGGTGTATGAGGATTGTGACGCCTTGCGCGAACGCATCCAACTCGCGCCACGCGGTTTTTCAGTCGCCGGCCCGCTTGATGCGTACGTCTATCACGCGCGCTCGGCCGATGGCCGCGTGCTGTCGGCCAACGCGTACAGCCCGTCACCGTGCGTGATGGTCGTCATCATCCTGTCCCGCGAAGGCGACGGCACAGCCAGCGATGAGCTACTTACCGTCGTGCGCGAAGCGCTGGAGAAGAAGCGCCCGCAAACGGACGAAGTAATCGTGCGCAGCGCCAAGATTGTCCGTTACACGATTCGCGCCACGTTGAAATTCTTTAGTGGCCCGGACCGCGCGGTGGCGCTCGCGGAAGCGAACCGGCACACCGCGCAATTCGCGAACGACATGCATCGCATCGGCCGTGAGGTCACGAAAGATGGGTTGTATGCGTCGATGCGGGTGGCCGGCGTGCAGAAAGTGTTACTCGACACCCCCGCTGACGGCGTAGCCGTGGCCCGCGATGAAGCGGCCTATTGCACTGGCATCGAGTTGATCGACGGTGGGGTGGCCAATGAGTGAGCTGCTGCCACCGAACGCGACGCGACTTGAGCGGCGTCTTGCCACAACGAATGCGCGCCTGTCAGACATCGTGGTGCCACTGGGCACGCTGATGAACGCCGATACGGTGCCGCTCACGCTGCTGCCCTGGCTTGCTTGGCACTTGGGCGTTGACACGTGGAAGGACTACTGGCCCGAATCGGTCAAACGCGCGCGTGTGCGCGCTGCGATTCGCATCGCCCGCCAAAAGGGCACGGCCGAAGCGGTGCGGCAAGTGTGCGCGTCGTTTGGCGCCCATGTCGCGATGCGCGAATGGTTCGAGCAGACACCGCGGGGCAAGCCCGGCACGTTCGAGATTGTCGTGACCGTGGGCGAGCGCAACGACCTTCCCTGCACAGCGCAGTACGTGGCCGACATCATCGCCGAAGTGGATCGCGTCAAGCGCGGCAGCGCGCACTACACGTTCACGCAGCACACGGTGCGCGCCGGAACCGTGGGCGTGGTCGCAGCGACCCGCATTGGGCTATACCGGCGTCTTTTTCTCTCGGATGTTTGACATGGCAGGCACGCTTATTACCGTTGCCGATGCGTTTCGCGCCGCACTGATCGCGCCCGACCACACGGGCACCACTACGCACCGAGTCACGCACATTGGCCTGTGCACCGCGTCGTTTGATGCGTCAAACCGATCGCTGACGCAATTGCCCTATGAACTGAAGCGTATTGATACGTTTGGCGGGCAACCGATCGACGCGACGACGATCCACATCACGATGCACGACGACTCGCCCGATCAGTATGCGCTGTACGGGTTCGGGCTCTACCTGGAGAATGGCACGCTCGCCGCGTATTACAGTCAACCGGTCGGGCACGGCCCGATCATGGAAAAATCCGCGGCTGCCACGCTGCTGCTCTCGACCGATATCCGCTTTGTGACGATCGACGCGGCTACGCTCGAGTTTGGACCGACGTCATTCTTAAACCCGCCAGCGACGACTGACGCGCGCGGGGTTGTCGAGCTTGCGACACAGGCCGAAGTCAACGCGGGCACAGACGACTCGCGGGCGCTCACGCCGTACACCGCCGCGCGTCGCTATGCCCCGCGCGACTGGGTGCTCACGCATGCGCTGCCACTGCGGGGGGAACTTGATGCGCATGCGGACCTGAACACGCTCGTTACCTCGGGCATCTATCACCAAGCGTATCAGGCCGCCCACACGGCGGCCCCTTTAAATTACCCCGTCCCGGTGCCAGGCCGGCTGCAAGTGTATGCGGCCGGGCGCACCGTGTATCAAACCTATTCACTGTTTAACAGCAGTGTGCATTACACGCGCGTGCGCTACAACGGCTTATGGAGCACGTGGCGACGCCTATTGGATGACGCCTCTGACGTGCTGGTCAGCGGCATCGGCGCGTTTTATGGCACGCTCACCGATCTGCCCGCACCGCGCGCGGGCGTGATAGTGGGCGCCAACAGCGGGGGCCGCATTGTTTTTCACTGCCCGCACGCGCCAGCGGACCAACAGGTTTGGGACGTAAAGACAAGCACCAATGCGTTTGACGCGCGCCTACTTGACGACACCGGGGCCACGATCCGCCCTTGGCTAACGGTCAATCGTACGGGCACGAGCGTCACGACAGTGCAGCTTGCGCGCAGCGGCGGACGCGTGTTGATCGGCGAAGGCGCTACCGACGATGGAGCGAGCGCGCTACAGGTGGCCGGCACCGCAACGGCGGCCACGCCACCAACGGGCGACGTGTCGCACAAACTCGCCACGACGCAGTTTGTCGCCAACGCGATCAGCGAGGCAACCATCGGTCAAATCATCATCGAAGCGCGCACGAGCGTACGGGCAGGCTGCCTGAAACTGGCGGGCGTGTTGATCCAGCGGGACGACTATCCGCAATTGTGGACCTACGCGCAGACCTGTGGCGCGCTCGTGTCCGAAGACGAATGGCCCTATAACCCCGGGTGCTTCTCCACCGGCGACGGTGAGACGACGTTTCGTATCCCCGAGGTGCGCGGTGAGCACCTGCGCTTTTGGGATGACGGACGCGGCGTTGATCCAGGCCGCGACATCGGCACGTGGCAGGACAGCCAGAACCGCCGACACGCCCACTCGGCAAGGGCCTCGTGGGCCGGTGAACATCACCATACTGGGCTGACCGATGAACAAGGCCATCACCAGCATGGCGGCCACGCACACCATGTGGGGGACCACCAACACATTTCACCGTGGGGTGAGCGCCACCCTTTGTATAACCCACCCTGGGGACATTACGGCAACAATGATCAAATCGGCTCAAGTAGTACCGACGTCGACAACATATGGGGCATGACCAGTTGGAGTGGCGGACATGGCCATAGTTTGCATATCGACCCCGCAGGTCTGCACCGCCATACCGTGCACCTCGACGCAGAGGGCATACACACCCATATCGTGACCATTAATATCGACGGCGGCATGGAAGCGCGCCCGTGCAACATCGCCCTGCTCGCGATGATCCGCGCCTACTAATTGCAATAAAGGTCACCCCCTATGCTGATCCACCAATACGACCACCAAACCGGCCAATACGTCAGCAGCCGCCTCGCTGACCCGGACCCGATCAATCCAACGCGTTGGCTCATCCCGTCTTGCTGCACCGACGTGCCCCTGCCCGAGCGTCAGCGCAATCAATGGCCATTTTTCCGCAACGGCGCATGGGTGCTGCTGCCCGACTTCCGCGGCCAGCGCTTGTTCCGCAAAGTCAATGGCGCGGCGGCAGAAATCCTTGCCCCCGGCATCACCGCCGACGACGCGGGACTCACGCCGATTCCGTGCCCCGGTGACGAGTACATGTGGACAGATGACGGCTGGCGCATCGATCCGCGCATCGTCGCGCAGCGCGAGCGCGACGCGGCAATGCGCGAATTTGACCGGCGCATGAGCGAAGCGCAGGCGGCCAACGCGGGCAAAGCTGATGCGTATGCAGCGGGCTTGCTGTCCGACGAGCAGGTAGCGCTCTTTAAGGCATGGAGCCATTACCAGATGGAGCTTGTACGCGTCGTGAATGCCGCCGACTTTCCGACCCGCGTCCAATGGCCGTCGCCCCCGGATGAGCAAGCCATTGTCACCAAAGCGCTATCCGAGCGCGTGCTCGCGCAGGTACACGAGCAAAAAACACATCGCGCGTCACGCTACGCCGTGCAACACGCCGATGATGCGTCGCTTGACGAGCCTGTGCCCGAACTCGATACGGATGACACGTCCTCGTCTGTCTCATCCGACATTGAATAGCCCTACCCCGTTACCTGCCACCGAAGGAGTGTTTAACATGCCGCAGGACTACCACCACGGCGTGCGCGTCGTTGAGATCAACGAAGGCACGCGCCCGATTCGCAGTATTTCGACGGCTATCGTCGGCGTTGTCGCTACCGCCGACGATGCCAATGCAACGACGTTTCCACTCGACACACCGGTGCTCGTCACCAATGTCGTGTCGGCGCTGGCCCAAGCCGGCGAATGCGGCACGCTACGCAAGACGCTCACCGCGATCAGCCAGCAAACCCAGCCCATTACGATCGTCGTGCGGGTGGCCGAAGGCGACGACGAAGCAGAAACCACAAGCAACGTGATCGGCACGGTAACCGACGACGGCCAGTACACCGGCATGAAGGCACTGCTCGCCGCGCAAGCGAAGTTTGGCGTCCAGCCGCGCATATTGGCTGCACCGGGGCTAGACACCGCACCGGTCGCAGCGGCCTTGGGCTCAATCGCGCAGGCGCTGCGCGGCTTTGCGTATGTATCGGCTCACGGATGCAAGAGCAAGGAAGAAGCGGTGGCGTACCGTCGCCAATTGAGTCAGCGCGAGTTGATGGTGATCTGGCCAGACTTCCTGGCCTGGGACGACACAGTGAACGCCACGGTCGTGGTCCCAGCCCCCGCCTATGCGGCCGGACTGCGCGCGAAGATTGATAACGATATCGGCTGGCACAAGACGCTGTCTAACGTCGCCGTCAATGGCGTCACCGGCATTAGTCAGGACGTGTTTTGGGATTTGCAGGATCCAGCGACCGACGCCGGCTACCTGAACGAGCACGAGGTCACCACGCTGATCAACCGCAACGGGTTCCGGTTCTGGGGCTCGCGCACGTGCTCGGACGATCCGCTGTTCGCATTCGAGAACTACACGCGCACCGCGCAAGTGGTCAAAGACTCGATTGCCCAAGCGCAGATGCCGGTGATCGATGGCCCGCTCAATCCATCGTTGCCGCGCGACATGATCGAGGGCATCAACGGCTGGTTCCGCGCGCAGCGCGCCGCCGGCTATCTGGTGGGCGGCACATCCTGGTTCGATTCCGAGCCGAACACGGCCGACGTGCTCAAGGCCGGCAAAGCGTACATCGACTACGACTACACGCCGGTGCCGCCGCTGGAGAACCTCATGCTGCGCCAGCACATCACCGACCGGTATCTAGCCGACTTTGCCGCGCGCGTGGCAGCCTAATAGGAGGGATCGACGATGGGAATGCCCCGAAAACTTAAAGGCTTTAACCTCTTTCACAACGGCACGAACTTTGTGGGCCAAGTGGAAGAAATCACGCTACCTAAGCTCAAACGCAAGATGGAGCCGTGGCAAGGCAGCGGCATGAGCGGCCCCGTCAAGATCGACTTTGGCAATGAAGAGATCCAGCTCGAATGGACCTGCGGCGGCTTGATGGTCGAAGTGCTCGAACAATACGGCGCAATGCAGCACGACGGCGTGCTGCTGCGCTTTGCAGGCGGCTATCAACGCGAGGACAGCGCGGACTACGACGCGGTCGAAGTTGTCGTCAAGGGGCGTCACGAGGAAATCGACTTTGGCAGCGCAAAGGCCAAGGAAGACACCAAATTTAAGGTGACGACCAACGCGAGCTACTACAAGCTATCCGTGAACGGGCGCGAGCTTATCGAGCTGGATTTCATCAACATGGCCGAGCGCATCAACGGTATTGACCTGGCAAGCGGGCTGAGTAAAGCGATCGGCCTATAACACACGGCCCACGCTGCACGCAGGCCACTCATTCGACTTCACCACCGACTCGACGCGATCATGACCCAAATCGACACCACGAACACCGAGACGAACACGACCAAACTTGAGACGAACACCACCGAGCTTGAGGCGAGCGCGCAGAACACGCACACCTTTGACACGCCGATCCTGCGCGGCGAACAAAGCATCACGCAGGTCACCCTACACAAGCCGACGGCCGGCGCACTGCGCGGCACGGCGCTCACCGCGCTCGTGAATCTGGACGTCGACGCGTTGCGCAAGGTGCTGCCGCGCATTAGCACACCAACGTTGACCGAAATGGACGTGGTTAATATGGACCCAGCCGACCTTGTGGCGCTTGGGGGGATGTTCGCAGGTTTTTTAATGCCCAAGGCGCTGAAAGCGAGCATGGAATCGCCGAGCGCGTAGAAGACGCGATGGCCGACATCGCGACAGTCTTTGGCTGGTCGCCACGCGACATGGACGGCTTGAGCCTTGCCGAGTTAATGGACTGGCGCGAGCGCGCCCGGATACGTAGCCCACACCCGTGACGATGGACAACGCGCTCAAACTGCGGGTCATGTTCGACATGATCGACAATTGCACCCGGCCCCTGAAAACCATACTCAACAGCACTAAGGGGCTCGCGCAGTCGCTCAAGCACACGCGCGCTGAGCTTGCTGAGCTGGGCAAGCAACACGAGGCGGTGGCGTCGTTTCGCCAAATGCGCACGGGTCTAGCCGCGACCGTGTCAAAGCTCAATCAAGCGCGGGCGCGCGCTCAAAGCCTGGCGGCTTCGTTGCACGCGTTCGGCCCACCGTCGCGCCAGATGATTGCTGACTTCGAAGCAGCGAAGCGGGCCGCAGCGCGGCTATCTGGCGAGCACGCAAAACAGTCAGCACGCGTGCGCGAGTTGCGCGGCGAACTCGCCAGCACAGGCATTCACACGCGCAACCTTGCTCAGCACGAGCGGGCGTTGCGCGCGAGCATCGCGTCCACGACCGCGGCGATGCACTCGCAGGCACGCCAGCTTGAAGCAATCGCCGAGCGCGAGAAGCGGCTGGGCGCAGCGCGTGGCAAGATGCATGCGCTGCAAAGCGCGGCTGGCGGCATGGCGATCGGTGGCTACGCGGCACGCGCCACAGGCGCACCGATGCTGGGCGGGCTGCGCCAAGCCCTCAACGAAACGAAGAGCGTCCAGACCGAGCGCGCGCGCATTACGGCACTAGGCCTGGGCGAGCAGGCGACACAGGACGCCGAGCAGTACGTACGCTCGATGAAGATGATGGGCGTAAGCACGGCGGAGAACATGACGCTGATGCGCGATGCGCTATCGATCTTCGCAGACGAGCACCACGCGCAGATGGCGCTGCCAACGCTGGCAAAAATGAAGTTTGCCAGTGAGGCGATGTTCGGAGCCGAAGATGCGCACGCGAATGAAGAGCAGTTTATGAACATGCTCAAAGTCATCGAACTGCGCGGCGGCACAAAGGATCAAGCGGCATTCGAGCGCGAAGCCAACTACGTGCAGAAAGTGTTGTCGGCCACCGGCGGGCGCGTTGGCGGCGATGAGTGGCGCAACGTCATCCAGCGCGGCGGCGTCGCCGCAAAACAGATGCGCCAGGACGCATTCTATTACCAGCTCGAACCGCTGATCCAAGAAATGGGCGGCGATTCGGTCGGTCAAGCGCTCATGTCGGGCTACCAAAACCTGATTGAAGGGCGTACGACGGTGCGTGCGTCGCGCAAGCTGATGTCGCTGGGGCTGCTCGATCAGCACAAGGTCGAGTACGATCCGCTCGGGCGAGTCAAGAAGTTCTCTGACGGTGCGCTACTCAATTCACAGCAGTTTAAGGCGTCGCCCTTCGAATGGTTGGAGCAAACGCTGCTGCCTGCTCTGGAAAAAAAGGGCATCACCGAAGAAAAGCAGGTATTGAGCGTGATCGGCTCAATTTTTACGAACCGTACCGCAGCCAACCTGTACTCAACGATGTACCTGCAGCGCGCCCAAATGCATAAAAGCGCGAAGCTTAGCCAGGGCGCGTATGGCATCGAAGACATGCACCAGCTCGCTCAAGCGCAAACGAGCGGCAAGGAGCTAGACGCCTACGCGAAGCTGCGCGATCTTAAAAACGAAATCGGCGAGCGCGTCGCCCCGATGTACAACGCCGCATTGGACAAGACACGCGAACTTGCCGACAAGCTGCTGAAGACAATCCAAGCGCACCCGGAAGCGACGAAAGTGATCGTCGCGTTTGCGGCTGGTTTGGCTGCGCTGCTCGCCGTCGTCGGGACGTTCACGATCGCTTTAGCCGGGGTGCTTGGGCCGCTGGCCGTCGTGCGGTTCAGTCTGACCACGCTGGGCATCCAAGGTGGGGTGCTACGCACCGTCTTCGGCGCACTGGCATCTTTGCTGCGCAGCGCGCTGGTGCAAGGCGTTGCCGTGGCTTCACGAGCCTTCGCCCTGCTCGGCCGCGCCGTCATGGTGCTCGGCCGTGTCGCACTGGCTCACCCACTGCTCGCCTTTATCTCGCTGCTCGCCACCGCGGCTCTCTACGTCTGGCAAAACTGGGAGACGCTCGGGCCGAAATTCGCGGCGCTATGGCAGACAATCAAGGGCGCATTCGGTGCGGCTTTCGATTGGATCCAGTCGAAATGGGACGCGACGCTCGAATGGGTGAAATCGAAGCTGGGCGGTATGGGCGCTTGGTTTGGCGACATCGGCACGCGCTTGAGCGAAATTGGCGCACACTTGATTGACGGGCTGGTCGGCGGTATCACCGGCAGGCTGAACAAGGTGCGAGAAGCGATTGCGGGCGTGGCCACGAGCACGATTGATTGGTTTAAGGACAAGCTCGGTATCCAGAGCCCGAGCCGCGTGTTCGCGACGCTCGGCGGCTTTGTCAGCGAAGGCGCGGCGCTTGGCATGCAAGGGCAGCAGCAACACGTCGCGAAAGCCGCGCTTAGCCTCGCGACCACCGCCGTCACGTCGTTCGGCACGCCTGCGCTCTCGGTGGACGCGGCGCTCGCCGGGCCGGTCGCGCCGCTCGTGTCGCCCACCGTGCCCATCGACAGCCGGCCGCCGCTCGCGGTGGCCCCGGCAGCCCATGCGCCGGCATCGCCGCAGCCTGCCTCGCCCGTGACCATCAACATTTACGCACAGCCGGGGCAAGACGCGCAGGCGATCGCACGCGCCGTCGAAGCAGCGCTCGAGCGCCGCGAGCGGGCCAAGCAAGCGCGCGCCGGCTCGCGCCTTTCCGATTGATTCGATCATGCTGATGTCCCTTGACCAGTTTGTCTTTAGCCTGTCGAGCGCGCCGTTCCATGATTTGCAGCGGCGGCGCACGTGGAAGCATCCGTCAAGCTCACGCGTCGGTGTGCGCGACGCGCGCCAATTCGCCGGCGAGGGCGAGGACACCATCACGCTCAACGGGCTCGTTGCGCCCGAGATGGTCGGCTCGATCGCGTCGATTCGCAAACTCGCGGCTATGGCCCATACCGGCGAGGCTTACGTGCTGGTTGACGGCGCAGGCCATGTCTACGGCGCATACGTGATCGCCGCACTCGATGAGACGCAGACATACCACGCTGTTGACGGCACGCCCCGCAAAATTGAATTCATGTTGACGCTCGAGCGCGTCGATGATGACGCGCTGCGCGTGCAGCGTGGCCGGTCAACGCGACACCAGAACCGATTCTGATGACGACGTCGTCGAACGAACACACACCGCGCATCGCGCGTCATCATCCGCAGCCTGACTATCGGATCTCGTTGGACGGCCGTGACCTGTCGCGCCGATTTATGCCGCGGCTCGTATCGCTGTGTCTGTCGGAGTCGCGATCGGACGAAGCGGACACGGTCGACATCGTGCTCGACGATTCAAAAAACGACTTGGCGATTCCAAACCGCGGCGCGCTGATTAAGGTGGCGATCGGCTGGGTGGGTGAGCCACTGATCGACAAAGGCAGCTTCGTGGTGAACGAAGTCGAGCACAGCGGCAGCCCTGACATCGTCACTGTCCGTGCACGTTCTGCGGCAATGACCAGCGGCATGCAGGAGCGGCGTGAGAAGAGCTGGCATCGGCAGACAATCGGCTCGATCGTGCGCACCATCGCCGCGCGCTATTCGCTGACTCCGGCGGTCGGCGACACGCTCGCACAAATCTTAATCGAGCACATCGACCAGACGCACGAATCTGACATGTCGTTTCTCACGCGCTTGGCCAAACGCTATGACTCGGTGATGAACGTCAAAGACCTGCACTTGCTGTTCATGCCGATCGGCAGTGGACACACGGCGAGCGGCAAGCAGCTCGACGTACTCCAGTTGACGCGCGCCAGTGGCGACAGCCATCGCTACCACGTGTCCGAGCGCGAAAACTACGCAGCCGTACGGGCGCACTACTACTTAAACGGGCGCGCAAAGCGCCAGTCCGTGATCATCGGTGGCCAGAACAACAAGAACGTCAAGGTGCTGCCCGAGGATTACGCAACGCAAGCAGAAGCACGCGCGGCGGCGCAAGCTGAGTTTAACCGGATGCAGCGCAGTCAGGCGACGATGAGCTACACGCTGGCGCACGGCCGCGCCGAGCTATTCCCCGAAATGCCCGTCGTGGTGTCAGGCTTCAAACCGGAAATCGACGAAACGCCCTGGCTTGTGAAGCAGGCCCTGCACACGATCGGCGAAGCCGGATTCACGACGGCGCTCGAACTGGAGGTGCACGGCGATCCCACCACCAACCGGCATCGCTCGCATTTCCGCAAAGGCCAGCGCTAGGCCACGGTCACAGAAAACCGCCCTTAGTGCGGTAATGAAGACGCTGAGCCGGATATCATCTTTTCGATAAAGTCATGCGGATCAGCTTCGAGCGCTCGTAGAAAGTCCAGCACCTCCACGGCATCGAGCCGGCGAATACCGCTTTCGACCTCAAAGTCGAAACCTTGTGGGCGGTCAAGCCGGTCAGCCACATCCTGTTGCAGTAAGTCGTGTTGTTTGCGCAGCTCAGTCAGCAACTCGCGGGAACATACTAAAGTTACATCCAGAGCAGACACCCAAACGTCTCCCCAGGGGCCCGTAACTACAAAAACCTGTTGCGCCAGAGAGTTTTCGTTACTACAATATCCTAATGAAGATGATCTTTGACCCCGCGAAAAACGAAGTCAACAAATGCAAACATGGTGTTTCGATGGAGTTGGCCGACGCTATCGATTGGTCAATGGTCTGGTGTTTCGCTGACGATCGTGCCGACTACGGCGAGCTACGCGAGATTGGTTACTCGGTAATCAACGAGCGCCTTTACTGCGTGGTGTTTACGCAGCGCGGCGACACGTTTCGCGTGATCAGTCTTCGCAAAGCCAATAACCGGGAGATTAGCCGCTATGAACAAGCGACCGAAGTTGATTCGTAACACTGCACAGGAAGAAGCTGCGATCGAGCGTGGCATTGCCGCTGACCCCGACACGTTCGTGCCCACCGACGAACAATTTGCGCAAATGAAGCGGCGTGGTGGACGGCCGAAACTGGAACAGCCAAAAATCGCTGTGACAGTCCGTTACGACGCGGACGTGCTCCAGCAGTTTCGGGCGAGCGGTGACGGCTGGCAAACTCGTATGAACAACGCGCTGCGCGAGTGGCTCAAAACGCATCCGATCTGAGGTATCGTGGCGCGCTTCGCACGCATCGGCTTGCGTGCATCGGCGCGCGAACGCGGCAGACAGCAGCAGAAAAATGTGGAGCCTATACCGAGTAATGTTTCGAATTGCTTGCTCGGCACGCCACACTCCTGTCTACCGACCTATCGTTCCGCCAACTTAAACGATATGGCGTAGTGCTATCGAATAAGGTGACGCTAGACGGCCCGTCGCTGGGTCGTGTGGACCACGTCCATCACAATGCATCGTGGATGACATCTTGCCGCCGCACACTGCCGGCATTCCGCGATATGCTACCGTTGGACAAGCTACGCGCTTTATCATTGGTTATACCGTGTCAGCGCGTCCTTTGCGTCACGTAGGTTAGCCATCGCTTCGAGCGCAATTTCCAGCATGAGCCCGACAGATCTCATTGCCTCGTCTACCGCGGCGCATGCGCTAGCCCGCTCATCGCATACGACATCGGTATGCAGGTACGCCGCCAACACCGGACAGCCAGTGCCAGGGCGGCACTCAGCGGTCGACATCATATTTGCTACATCGCGGTTTTGGTTTGCGTTGCTGTGCATTTTTCTGAACTCCCACTTATACATTCACAGACAGGGCTCCTCGCCAAGGTACCGTGCCTCAGAATGAGAAGCCCGTCCACTTGTCAACTACATTAGCGAAGAGAAAACTGTAAACTGTCCTTACTTTCTTTATGCTGGGAGCCAGCCGTATCGCGACAGCTGGGTGCGGAAGTGCAAAAATCATCCCATGCCGCGCATCCGCTCTCGACCGGACCTAAACTAATCCGGAAATCGATGACCCTATATCTGTTAAGGCAACGCTACTTATTTTTTGCTTTAGCTGCCCGCTCGCGACGCAAGCGCTCGATTTCCAATTTTGCCCGATCGACGTTCTCAGCAGTACGCTGATCAAACATCGCACGGCGATTCTCCGCTAGACGCTTTGCGCGCCGCGGCGTCGCCGTCTGGAGCATCGAACCTGTGCTAAAACAGCTCAGCAAAAATGCGTGGATCGATGCTTTTCCTGTTTCGTTGAGCTGCCGATACATCGCAAGCACTTCGGCTTCATCAGCGTCATCCTGCCCAACCTTCCCGCCTTCGGCTTGGTGCCGCTCGCCGGTCAACACGTAACAGATGTCGACGCCTATCTCGCGAATAGCCAAGAGGTAGTCAGCATCGGGCGAACGCTCGTCCGATTCATACGCGGATTGCGACCGTCTTGCGACCCCGCCAACAGACGCAAATTCGTCCTGACTGAGCCCGATACGCAAACGCTCGTCTCGCAAGCGACTACCTACTTGTGACATAAATTACCCATTACTTATTGACGAGTCGTTTTGTGCTCATTACACTAGCCTTTACGTATCGCAAGACTATCGCTGAAGTATACCGATCATGACTCGCACCACAGGTCCACGCCGCTCGCCGCGCGGCACGCTATCGGGCAGGTTCGTCTATGTCGGACTGTCGTCCGACGAACGCGCCGAACTCGAGCAAATCGCCGCAAACCACCATCGCTCGATTTCAAGCATGGCACGCGAACTCATTTCCGTCGGCAAACGCCATTTCAGTACCGCTTCCACCTCACCTCAAACCACCGTTCGCAGTTGAATTGAGGAGCACACATGTACCCCGATCCAAAGCGCGTTCGCAACCACAAACACACCATTCGCTTCGACGACTACGAGCAAGCGTTGTTGACTGCCCTGGCGAACTATCAAGGTGAGCAGCTTGCGGTGATGATCCGCGAAATGGCGATGCGCGAAGCCGCAGCACTGCTGGCTGAACGCCAAACCTCCATTTTTGACCACGCCAGTGCCTGAGCGAAGGCACCTAACCGCCCACCATGAGTAGCTCCTACGATGCCGGATACCAGCACGGACATTTTTATCCCCGATGCAGACCGCAACGTGCTGGAACGCGTACGCCAATATCACGGCCTGCCGTCGATCGACGCCACCGTCGAATGGCTCGTGAAGCGACGCCTGCGCCGCACCGCAAAGCACACGAACGGCCGCGGCCGCGCACTGTATCTCGTCCGGAGTAAGACGACATGCGGATCCTGAATCGTTGCCCACATTGCCGCACCCGCGCCCACGCGCGCAGTAGTCGCGAAATGTCATTGACCTTTCGTGAGGTCACTTACCAGTGCACCAACGCGCAGTGCGGCCACACTTATGTCGTGAACATGGAGTTCGCCCGCACGCTTTCTCCGTCTGCAACGCCCAACTTGTCGTTGAACCTGCCGCTATCGCCACATGTGCGTAGTCAGCTTGCGCAACAGCTAGAACTGTTGGCCTAGCGGCTCAAGTCACTCAACCCGTTTCCCTCGCATCGCGCCCGCGCCGGCGTGAGGGACTTTTTTTGCCTACAAAAAGGAGATCCGCATGGCCACCCTCGCTTCTGCTCCGCTCGTTCTTCCCTTCGATCCAGCCTCGCTGCCCATGGAGCAGCGCCGGCAGTACCTGCGCACCCTTTGGGATGCCGACATCGACCCGTTCGTGTTCGCGGGTACCGCGCGCAGGCTCGGCTATGTGATCCGTTGCGAGTGGGACATCGCCGCCGGCATGCCCATTTTGCTGCCAATGGTGGCCACGCTGCATTGATACCGATGCATACGTCTACCTCAGAAAGCGAGCTGCGACGCGCATGGCAACGCCTTCGCATGGTCGGGGACTTCGATATCGCCATGCGCCACACCGCTGTTCGTCGTGTAGTGGAAAGCGCCGCGCGTGCCATGCGGGCTCGCTCGATTGACCGGAAGCGGCCTACCGCCCACCGCCGACGCACAACCGCCAAGGACCACGACGAGTAATGCAACCGCGCCGGCCGCCGGCGCACTCACAAGGAACCACGCCATGAAATACTACGTTTTCTGCACGACAGTGCTGTTCATGCTGTTCTTTTCATTGACCGGGCTGTACCTCCCGCTTAACAGCCTCCTGCGTCGCCTCGACCCGCTACTCGGTCCGATGCTCGCATTCACCGTCAGCATCTTTACACTCTGCGCCCTCATCGCCGCGCTGGCATGGTCGGTTCCGGCTCGATGAGGCGACCGCCGCGCGTGCCAATCTGCAACGCTCGGCGTATCCAATCGAGCGCAACTGGCTTGCCCCTTCGGCGCAGGCTCGCACATGAACGTCTGACCGGCGCGGTGCCACGCGCTCGCCTCGCTACCCAATTTAAACAGCTTGCCAACGCACTGTGCACGCGGCTTAGCTCCCCGCCATGGCGAGCCATTCAAACCGAGCCGCTATCCCATGCCACTACTTGAGCAACCTCCATCACAATGGCCTCGATCGACGAACTGAAACAACGCATCGACCTGCACGACCTCGCCGATCGGCTCGGCCTGAGGCGCGGTCGCGGCGGCGACAAGGCGCTCTACCATTCCCCGCAGCACGAAGACAAGAGCCCGTCCCTGTCGATCTACATGAACCACCCGAAGCACGGCACCGGCTGGCGCGACCACAGCGCCGACGCCGGCGGCTCGTGCATCGACTTGGTGATCCATGCCCGTGGTGGCACCGTCGCCGACGCCGTGCGCTACCTGCACGACGCCTACGGCCTCCCGCTCGAGCGGCCGACGCCGGCCGAGCGCCGCGAGAAATCGACCGTCGAATACATTGCCGATCGGTGCCTCGCCGAACGCGATCGCGTGCGCGACTACCTCGGTGGCCGCGGTATCTCTGCCGCAGCCATTGACGCGGCGATCGCCGCGCGCACCCTCGGCTTCAACAGCTGGACAAGCTCGAAGGTCGCCGCCGGCGAGGTCGGCCACGCTGGCCCGGCCGCCGCGTTCATCGTGCGCGCGCCGAGCGACGGCCGCGTCGTCGCCATCGACATGCGCTATGTCGATCCCACGCTCAACGGTGGCGTCAAGACGCAGACGCAGGGCGATAAAGCCGGTTATGGCTGGAGCGCCGATCCTCGCCGGCTCGACAAAGCGAAGCGCGTGTTCATCGTCGAAAGCCCAATCAATGCGCTGTCAGTCGATACCTGCGCGATGTCCGGTACAGCCGCGCTTGCGCTGCGCGGCCTCGCTAACGTCAACGACATCGACTTCGCGTTTCTGCGCAGCAAACAAGTCGTGATCTGCCTGGACAACGACGAGCCGTTCTCGGACGGCCATCCGCGCGCCGGCCACCGCCCCGGCCCCGAAGCGGCGTGGGCGCTCTACGAGCGGCTCACGAGCCTGAACATCAGCGCCGTGCTCGTTGACCAGGCCGGCTGGCTGGCCGACCTCGCGGACGGCGAGACGACACGCAAGCCGATCAATGATGTGAACGACTACCTGCAACTGCGCGGCCCGGCCGAGCTGGCGCGCGCGCTTGAGCAAATCGAGCCCTGGCTGATCGCAGGCCTGGCCGGCGACGCCACGCGCCGCGGCCGGCCACGCATCTTTCTGCCGTCGCACGACTTCGCGCAATACTGGCGCTTTCGCGTGCGCCCGGACTTCACCAGCTACATCACGAAGATGGACCGCAACGAGGAATCCGGCGTTGAAACGCCCGTGATGACGGATCTGTGCGGCTTTCGCATTGCCGGTATTAGCCGCGTGTCCGTCGCGAGCGCGACCTCGACGATGACGGGCGACGCTGACCAAGCGCCGACCGTCTACTTCGCCGTGTCCGTGCAGGCGCCGCGGCACGGCGCGCAGCTCATCCGCCGCGTAATGCTCGACGATCAGCTGCACAACGTCGATCAGTGGAGCAAGTTCGGCCCGATCTGGGCGCCAGCACCGTTCAAGCGCATGGTGAACATCCTGGAGCGCGGCGCCAACCTCGGCGCGCGCCAGGCGGCAAACTTCGTCGGGCTCGCATGGCGCGACGGCCGCCTGATCGTCAACGAAGGCCCAGACTGCTATTTCACCGAAGCGGACAAACAATGTCCGTATCACAACCTGACGTTCCCAAGCGGCCCGGTCAGCGACGCGCGCCGCGTCATCACCGCCTACCAAATGACGTTTAAGCAGAATGCCGCCACGATCCCGCTCGTGTGGGCGCTCGGCGGCCACCTGAAAGCGCTGCTCGGCTTCTGGCCACATATCACGATTCAGGCGAACAAAGGCGCGGGTAAGTCAACGCTAATCAAGCGGCTCGAACGCTCGCTCGCGTTCACGATGTTCTCCGGGCAGTCGCTACAAACGGAATTTCGCCTGCTGACCAGCATTAGCCACACGAGCCATCCGGTCGGATGGGAAGAGCTGTCCGCGCGCCGGCAGGACGTGATCGATAAGGCGGTTGGGCTATTGCAGGAGAATTACCAGTACACCGTCACGCGCCGCGGCACCGATATGACTGAATACCTGCTGTGCGCGCCGGTGATGCTGGCCGGCGAGGACGTCCCGGTGCGCAGTCTGCTCGGCAAACTCGTGCGCACCACATTGACCGGCAAGCGCGGCCCGCTGCTACCCGACGAGCTACCGCGCTTCCCGCTCCGGCAGTGGCTCGAATTTCTCGCCAGCCTGAACAAGCGGGCCGTGCTTGAGCAATACGCGAAGCTGCGCGACATGGCGCTGGCCCACTGCCGCGCGAGCGGCGAGGACGACGGCGCCAAGCGCATGGCCGGTAACTACGCGGCCGTCGCGCTCGCCTGGCGCTACCTCACCGAGTTCGCCGGCATGGACCCGAGCGAAGGCGACTTCCCGCGCGACCTCCTCACCGAGATGAACGGCCACATTGCCGAAACAAGCGCCGACCGCGAACCGTGGGTCTGGATCATGGAAACGGTGCTGTCCGAAATCGACGGCGGCAATTACAAGCACCCGTTCACGTTCGACACTGTCGACGGTGAATTCTGTCTGTTGCTGCGCACCGGTCACGTGATGGACCACATCGCGCACACAAGCAGCCTACGGGATAAGTGGAACGGCCTGCCGGTGAAGTCCGACCGCGTGTTCAAAGCGCAGCTCAAGCACGCCGGTGTCGTCGTCGGCGACAAGGAAGTGGAGCGCCGCATCTATACCCGTCGTGTGCCGTATCTCACACCGATCTCACTCGAACGCTTAACCGGCTTCGGCCTGCACGTGTCCATTCGTGAAGACTTGGCAACCGACGCGCTCGCAAGGGGGCACGTATGAACCGCTTTCAGCCCTTGCGACCACCGTGCGGCGGTAGCCACTTTCTTCATTTCATCCAGTCGCATAGCGGTCGTAGATTGCGCTGTCCAGTGCGCGCAGCCATTGGCATGCACCGTCACGCAAGCGCTACTCGGTTCGCTTTGCCCCACTCCCTAGCAAGCCGAAACGGCCGGGCAATGTCGCGAGCGGCGCGGGCGCGGGGCCGCACGCGGGTTTTGCCGCGCGGGAACCACCCAGGCAGCGCACGCGAATCGTGGTTTTGGAGGGTGCTCGCTCGTAAGTCTTTGATTCTTGAGGAGAGTACCGCCATGAGTCACGCTCGATTTGCCACGAGTTGGGCCGGTTTTGCCACGAGTCTGGTTTTTGCACCGGCCCGCCTCGCCCCTTTCTTCTTTCTTTCTAACTTATTGAAAAAGAAGAAGAAAAAGTACAAAGAAGGCAAGGAATCAGCCCCAACGCGCTGCCACGAGTCAAGTGCGTTTTGCCATTAGTTACGGACGCTGCCTATTTTTTAGGCCACGAGTTTTTGACCCTTGCCATGCCTGAATGATGGCAATTGATGGCAAGGAAATTTGTTTAAAATCAATCAGTTAAATGAATAAAAGCGCACACGCCATCAATCCACGAGTTGCGCTGCGTGTGCCCCCTCTAGCAAGGAAGTCGAGTGACAGAAAAATGCAATCGGAACGATTCAATGCAAAGGATGCTGCCCACTTCCTCGGGATATCGCTTCGCCAAGTGTATGATCTGGCCGCTCCCAGAGGACCTATCCCGTGTTTTAGGATCGGAAAACGCATCGTCTTCAACCAGTCAGACATAAAGGAGTACTTGCAATCATGTCGATATACCGAGACAAGGAACGCGGTCGTTTCATCTTTGAATTCGACCGTTATATCGATGGCAAACGAATCCGGGCTAGAAAGCTACTTCCGAAAGCGTGGAATCAGGCCCAAGCGGACGCTTTCGAGCGACAACAAAGCGCCCGCCTCTATGCAGTTGCTACAAAGGTTCAACGTGCAGAGTACCTAATTGAAGACGCAGTAAAAGTGTATTTGAAAGATAGAGTTCCAATTTTAAAATCTGGCAGCAATATCGAACACGAACTTGCACAGATTTTCTGGGCGTACGAGGGTAAACCTTTGTCATCGCTTGCTGACGCCTGTAGCGAATATAGACAAAAAGCTACGAAAGCAGATGGCACGCCGCTATCAGCTGCAACACTTCGTAACCGCATCCGCTACCTTACCAGCGCATGCCGATACGCTTGGAAGATACATAATATGTGCGACCATGATCCAGCCGAACGAGTAACAGTTCCGGCAGTAAGGAATGCGCGCCAGTTTTACATTGATCGGCAGGAAATGCTTTTGCTATGCCTAGCAACGCAACATAGAGCAACTCGCGCCGCTATTCGGATTGCATTCTATAGCGGCATGCGCATGTCTGAGATCAGGCTTGCCAAAAGAGAAAAGAATGTTTTTATGATTCCCGACACTAAAAATGGAATGCCAAGGCACGTACCAATACACCCTAAAATCCGTAGCGCAGCCAGCGTGGCACTTCCAGACCAGAGCACACTATCTAGGCACTTCCGCGCAGCTCGCAAAGCCCGAGACATGGACTGGCTCCATTTCCACGATCTGCGGCATAGCGCCGCCAGCCAGATGATCAATCAACGCGTAGACCTCTATACCGTGGGAGCCGTGTTAGGGCATAAATCACACGCTAGCACGCAGCGCTACGCCCATCTGGCCACCGAATCTTTGAGGGATGCCATCACGCGGATCGGACAAAATTTCCCCCACCATAAAAAAACGCGGGCTGCGTGA